CATTAAGCCCGAAGCTCAAAATGACGTTTTAAAGCCAGTTAAAGAGCCAATCAATACTAAACAGCCCTAAATATATGAATAAATGTTTACAATGTAATAGCTCTATAAGTGATAAAGCCAAGTATTGCTCTGATAAGTGCCGTATGGCTTTTACCCGAACAAGCAACCCGAACAGATTAACCCGAACAAGCTAGATAGACCATTGACTATTAACGAGAAGAAGGGCATAACACAATATGGTATATGTCATAACTGCAAGAAGGAAGTCAGCCACCTTATATGTATATGTAGAGACTGCACCACTAAAGGAATTACACATAAGAGCCTACACATAGATAATTGTTAGACCACCCCATAGGCACGACCCCGCCCCCCGTTGATTGATATATATATATTACTATACAATAATTTTTTCAGTAAAATAAAGAACACAATAATACATTTATGTCAATAGAAATTAATATGATTAATTTTCCAATAGAGATAAAAAAGATAAAATATGGAATAGAAATATCGTATAACGGTAATTCTCGTAAAATATACGATTATCAGAAATTGAACGCTGAGGCAATAGTTGAAATAATTAACCTTTTAATAGGTGGGAAATGGGAAATGTGTTATAATTAAAATAAAAAGATTAAGTATTTTATTGGGAGTAGTAGTAATCGTAGTGGGTAACTATTATTTCCAATAAAACACTTTTACCCACTATGATTAAGAAGTGTTATTGCGGTAGGGAATTTATTACCTATCCATCAAAAATTAAATTAGGTCGTGGAAAGTATTGTAGTAAAGAATGTTGCTTAAAAGTAACCAACAAGGTTTTAGAGAAGAATGGAAAGAAAACACGATTTACTAAGGGACAAAACGCTTGGAATAGAAAAGAATTTGTTATTACCAAGGGAAGATTGAACGGCAAGAGATATAAGTTAATCTATAAGCCAGAACATCCATTTGCGACAAGAAAAGGATATGTTAGAGAACACAGACTTATAATGGAAGAGCATATAGGAAGATATTTAACTAAAAACGAGGTCGTACATCATAAAGACGGAGATACATTAAATAATAATATAAATAATTTAGAGTTACTAAGCGGGAGCGAACATCGTCGTTTACATTTAAAAGACAATGTTCACAAACGCTGGGAAGGATACGAATCCCGCTCTACTGCCCTATGCAAATAGAAATAAAACCTACCATAAAGCAAGACCTCGCTTGGTCTGCTTTACAAGATAGTATAATTAAATATATAGGTTTTGGCGGTGGAGCGGGAGGTTGAATGGCGGAAAGAGTTGGCTTGGAGCAGAATGGCTTACAACTAATTGTCACTTCTATCCAGGTTCACGTTGGTTTATTGGCAGAAATGAGTTGAGTCGTTTGATGAAGAGTTCTTTTATAACATTTGAGAAGGTGTGTACTTTTCACGGAATTAGTCGTGATAGTTGGAAATTAAACGGACAATACAACTATATTGAGTTTGTGAGTGGTATGGCTAAGGGAAGTCGAATAGACCTCTTAGACCTCAAGTATCAGCCTTCAGACCCTATGTATGAACGACTAGGGTCACTTGAATATACTGGTGGTTGGATAGAAGAAGCTGGTGAGATAGATTTTATGGCATTTGATGTCTTAAAGTCCCGTATAGGTCGTCATAGAAACGATGACTATAAGCTAACCCCAGCCAAAATGCTTATTACCTTCAACCCTAAGAAAAACTGGTTATATCAACTATTCTACAAACCCAAGAGAGATAGAACCTTACCTAAAGAATATGAGTTCATTCAGTCCTTATATGGAGATAATCCATTTACAGCTAAGACTTATGGAGAGGATTTGAAAGAAATTAAGGACAAAGCTACTAAACAGCGTCTTATGTTTGGAAACTGGGATTATGAAGACAGTTCCAAAGCTATATGTAATTATGACGCTTTAGTAGATGTATTTAGTAATACGATTAATAAGACAGAAGACAAATATCTTTTAGTAGATATCGCAGATGACGGCTCAGACAAGACCGTCTTCTCATTCTGGGAAGGACTAGAAGAATATCGCAGAGAGTCATTTGAACACCTAACCACAGAACCGATTATAGACAAGATACGTGAGTATGCTAGAGATGACCGTATCCCTTACTCTCACGTAGCTGTAGATGCCATAGGAGTAGGGACGGGTGTAGCTAATAGCTCAATGTTAGACGGGATTATAGGCTTTAAAAGCTCTTTTTCAGCTATTAAGACAGACGACAACATAGTCAGACTTCCAAATGTCTCTTATACGAAGAACGCTCCTCTTGTATCTAACTACAAGAACTTAAGAGTTCAATGTATCTATACACTTGGAGAGCTTGTCAACAATCATAAAATCGCAAGCCAAATGGAAGGCAAGTTAAAGGACGAAATTATTGAAGAGTTATCAGTTTATAAAGACACTACTAAAGACGATAACAAGCGAATGGCGACCACAAAAGACGAAGTTAAAGAGTTAATAGCTCGTAGCCCAGACGCTTCAGATTGTTGGCTCATGAGAATGTATTTTATAATTAAGGGCAAGATGTTAACCGACCAACCTCTAGAAAGTTCGTTCGCAACAAACTCTCAAAGTGAAATTTTTGATAAAAATGAAGAATCTAATAAAACTAAAATAAATTCTAACAAATGATGGGGAAAAAATATGAACAACGAAGGAAAAAATAAAACTTGGTGGATATTCCCACTAATAGCCGTACTAGTTCTTGGAGGAATTAGTGGATTTATAGGTTGGAATCTACAGAAAAACATAGAGCCAGATTTGACTAGTGTTATTGTCGGTGGAGAATATCACGCTACTTCAACAGCAAAAATGTCTGGTGTATTAGCAAAGGCAGCTGAATTTAACCAACTAATTAAAACAGCTGAATATAGTTCAGTTACATTAGGTTCAATTATAGTCGCTTCAACAACAGCACACGCAATGAATATCTATAATGCCACATCAACCGATGCTCTTGTTAATGGTGACGCAACATTCATAACAAGATTGTCGTCATCAACTCCACGAGGAACATACACCTACGATATAGCCCTTGATGATGGGTTAGTTGTCCAGTTACAAGCAGGTTATACAGGCGATTACGTCGTGACATATAGGTAGAAATTAATAAATAAATTATGGATGATATAAGTATAAGTGATTTAGTCAGGGATATGGAGCAAAATGATATCTCTGGCAAAACAACTATTGGAAAATATGTAAAGTTCAGTCAACGTGAAACAATAGAAACGATTGACGCCTACTTAAATTCTAAACATATTTCTGGGGAAACCGACAGTAAAGGTAGGGAAAAACCCTTCTTTAATATCGTAACTGCTGCTCGGAACATCTGGTTCAGAGCTACCGACATAGACCGAAAGAACATCAAGATTAAAGCAACCAAAGAATCTATGCTGGGTCTGTCAATGGTAGCAACTATTAAACTTCAGGAGTGGATGCGTAAATCTGGATTTGGAATGTTCCTCAATGACTGGGGACTTTCACTTGCGAGTTATGGTTCATCTATCCCAAAGTTTGTAGAAAAAGATGGCGAACTTACCTGTGAAACAATTCCTTGGCAAAGAATGATAGTTGACGCAGTAGATTTTGAAAGTAATCCTCAAATTGAAAAGATATGGATGACACCCGCTCAACTTCTTAAAAAAGATTATAACCAAGAAATAGTAGAAAAACTTTTAGACGCTTTAGAGGCACGTGAAACTTCTGATGGACAGGACAAGGATAACAAAGCTGACTATATCCCAATATATGAAGTTCACGGCGAATTATCATTAATGTATCTTACAGGAAACAAAAAAGATGAAGATGAGTATGTTCAGCAAATGCACGTCATTTCATTTCTTGAAGGAAAAGAAGAAGGAGAATGGGACGACTACGATTTATATATGGGCAGAGAAGAAAAAAACCCTTATATGATTTCACACCTAATCCCTATTGATGGCAGGACACTCTCAATCGGTTCAGTAGAACATCTCTTTATGGCTCAATGGATGGAAAACCACACCTCAAAGAATATCAAAGACCAACTAGACCTTGCTTCAAAGTTAATCACTCAAACAGCAGATACAAAGTTTGCTGGCAGAAATGTATTAGACTCTATTGAAACAGGCGACATACTTACTCACGGTATCAACCAGCCCCTTACACGCATAGACAACCACGCAGATATACAAGCTCTCCAATCCTTTGGAGACCAATGGAAGAAAATAGGAAACGAAATAACTGGAGTATCAGAAGCAATGCTTGGAATGTCAGCCAAATCAGGAACAGCTTGGCGACAAACAGAAGCTCTCCTCCAAGAGTCCCACGATTTATTTGAACAGATGACAGAAAACAAAGGACTCTATTTAAAACAAATGCTAACCGACTACATAATCCCTCACATTAAAAAGAAAATGAACACATCAGAAGAATTATCCGAGATTTTAGAAGACCACCAAGTAGCCGCCCTAGACGCAAGATTTGTCCCGAACAAAGCTATTAAGGTAGTCAATCAGAAGATGAAAGACGCAATCCTTTCTGGCAAAGCGTTCACTGAAGAACAACAACAAGAAGAATTAGGAATTGCTACCGATACAATCCAAAACGCTTTATCCTCTATGGGTAATCAAAGATTTATCAAACCGTCAGATGTCCCTAACAAAACTTGGAAAGAAGTAATGAAAGATTTAGAGTGGGAACTTGAATACGACATTACAGGTGAAGCAAAGGACTCACAAGCAATAATGGCAACTCTAACAACCGTTCTTCAATCACTCGCTGCTAATCCGCAAATGCTAGATGACCCTAGGGCAAAACTATTATTTTCTAAAATATTGAATGAAGCAGGTGGAGTTTCACCAGTGGAACTCGCAGGACCTGCACCAAGACCAGCTCCCCAAGAGATGGGTAGTCCACAAAATGGACAGGTCGGAGCTAGTCAGCAACCAATGCAACCAACACAATGAACAAAACAGAAAAAAAGCAGATAAAACGCAAACTACAAGACCTAAATAAAAATACAAGATTTACAACCGAAGAACTATCGCTAATCTCAAATACATTTTTTGAAAATGATGATGTGCTCAAGGCAGTCCGCAAGTTCTTCCTACAAGCTGAATTAGAACCACAAGAACAAAATATAATTGACGGACTCTCACAGCAAACAATAGCACTACTTCGCAAACAACTACTTCCAGAGATAAACGCCGACTCACCTTTTTACCAGAACAGAGATATGTGGACATCAATCAAGACAGATGAGAAACTCGCAGAAGATGTTTACCTTGATATGAAAGCCCAAGACATAGCTATTAGATATCTAGAAGAACAGTTTGATAGATTAATAGGAAACTTTGATGATAATACGATAAGACTAAAAGAACTTGTATTTAACAGTAAGAAAGACCCAGATGAAGCGTTCGCTGACTTAAAAGCAAGAAACACACTTTTACTTCACATAGACGCATACATTGATGAATTAAGAGTCATCGCAATAAACAACGCAAAGATAGACGATGACGATAAGATTAAAAAACTTGATTCGAATAAATAATCATAATTGGACAAGGAGAGTCCTTAAAATATCCTATAATTATGGCAGAAAAAATTGATGACCAGAACATCTTAAAATCTGAAGTTGACGGCGAAAAGTATCCAAAGCTATTTAAAGCTACGGAACTTGCGGGCAACTATAAAATATAAATATATGCCATCAGGAATTTACAAAAGAACACCAGAAATGAAAAAAAAGCTTTTTGTAAGTGGTGGAACTCCTTGGAATAAAGGCAAGACAGGTATCTATTCCAAAGAAACTCTTGAAAAAATAGGAAAAAATAATCCTAATTATAAGGGTGGTATTACTACAGGCGAAAAAAGGAAAGGTTATGTTGATAATTATAACCGAGATTATAGGAGAAAAATGAGAAGTAATACATTAGATATAATGGGTGGCAAATGTGTAATGTGTGGATTTAATGATTACAGAGCATTACAGATTGACCACATAAATGGTGGTGGGAATAAAGAAAGAAATAAAAAAAAGTTCATTGGACAACAGAAAAATTATCATAAGATGGTAATAGAAAGTTTCTTAAAAAAAGAGAACAAATACCAACTTCTTTGTGCTAATTGTAATTGGATAAAAAGATGTGAAAATAAAGAAGTTAACGGCATTAAAAATAAAAAATAATTAATTAATTGGGCGAGAATAACGCCCTTAAACAAATCTATGACAACACAAAAAGGGATGGACACCTTAAGTCCAACAGAAGCACTTAAAGAAATAGATGGAGAACAATTTCCAAAACTCTACGCTACAACCGAAAGGTTGGCTAAAGCAGAAGAATTAAGTTCCAACTATAAAATTCGTGCCGAAAAAGCTGAAGCCGAGAGTAAAGAACTCAAAGCTAAAGCAGAAGTAGAGCCTTCTAAAAAGCCAGAGGAGACCCCAACTCCTACAAAGGAAACGGAGACACCAACTCCTAAAAATGACTATTCCTTACAAGATATTAGAGCTTTATCAAAAGTTCACGACGACGACGTAGAAAGAGTCACCAAGTTCGCAAAGGGCGAAGGTGTATCTGTCGCCGAAGTTATGAAAGATAAAGACCTAAAAGCTATCTTAAAGAATAGAAACGAAGAACGAAAAACAGCTAAAGCTACTTCAACTGGCAAGGGCAAACGTGGAACTTCTAAAGTTTCAATAAAGTCCATTAAAGACAAAGCAAACAAATACGAAGATTTAGAGTCAGATGAAGATTACGACGCATTAGTTGATTCTCGTTTAAAACAGTCAAGATAGAGATGGGTGCCTCAGGGTAAATCGTTGACTCAATCAATTAACGCTGATGGGAGCAACGATTAAATATGGCGAATACAATGACTTCCGCCACATATTACGAATTTACTATGCACCGACGCAAGTACAGACTTGCATCGTTTGATAAGTTACTTCGTAAGGCATTAGTGGCAGAAAAAGTTTGTACAGTTGATAGAACTGGGAATATGTATATTAACAATCCTTATGGTTCTCAACCTACAACAGTAGTACAAACACTAACAGGAACATATAGTCCAGCAACATTCACAATCGCTGATGACAGCTTGGTTGTCACAGACGAATTTGTTGTTGGCGAACACATCTATCATCACGAAAAGGTCTTCTCAAAGTTTGACCTTTATATGAATAGGATAGATGAGCAAAACAACTCAATTGCTACAGCATTAGACAAATGGGCATTAAACGAGCTTTGTACAAATGGTAATGGAGCTTACACAACTCCAGCAGGCGGTTTCACAACAGCAGCTAACGTTATTCCTATTTTATCCAACCTACTTTCAAAAGTAGCAGGATTCTCAAATGCTGGAAAGAATTACTACTTAGTAATTGAAAACACAGACCTTCCAGGATTTATTCAAGCATTTGGAGCAGCAGGATTTAACACAGCAGACGCTTGGTTAAAGAACGGATACATCGGTAGCCAAATGAATATTGACTTCTACGTTGTCCGAACAGGAACATTCGCAGATGCTACTACCTCAACAGCTTCAGGAACTAAGACTTGGACTAACTCAGGACACAGAGTTTTCGGAGTTAAAGGTGCAGCAACGTATGCCGCTCCAAGAGGAGTTCATTATGACGAGTTTGGAAGAACTGGTTATACTGGTAGAGAAATATCAACCTATGGATACTGTGGCTTTAAGCAATGGACAAGCACACAGGACTTAACCATTGATATAACATTAACATAGAACACAATTATATGATTGTGTCAAGCAATACTTATGAAATATATTAAAACAGGACAAAAACGTTCAGATGCCAAGAGAAAACTAAAAATAATGGTTGATGATACTGATTATAAGTATCTTAATAGTTTTTCTTGGCAAGTAAGTAAAGAAAATACAGTAGTTGCGAGAATAAATAAAAGAACTATTCTTATGTCGCGTTTAATAATGAATGCTCCAGAAAATTTAGAGGTTGACCATATAAGTGGGAATCGTCTAGATAATCAGCGTTCAAATCTTCGTCTTGCTACGAGTTCTCAAAATAAGATGAACCGTGGACCAAGAAAAGATAATAAATGTGGATATAAGGGAGTATCGTGGCACAAACAAAACAAGAAATGGACGTCAAGAATAATGGCTAATGGTAAATATCAGCATTTAGGTCTGTTTGATAATATATTAGACGCAGTTGAAGCATATAATTCAGCTGCTAAAAAATATTTTAAGGAATTTGCTTGGACAAATAGTTTAAGTTAAACTTCTTATGGGGTAAGATAAGGTGTTAAACCAATTTCACCCATCTGAAAGAAGTTTAACACCACATCTTGCCCCCTAAAAGAAACTAAGCTAAACAAATATGGTTAAAACAAAAAAGAAAACTTCCAAAAAAGTTACGAAAAAATCTCCAAAGGTTTCTAAAAAGGTTGTCGTAGAAAAGGTTATTAAGGTTGAAGTTGTTCAACCAACAGTTGAAGATGGCGATTTCAAGTTAAAGAAAGAACCTGAAGTTTTTGAGCCTCAACCAATTACAAAGGTTCCTAAAACAGAAGGCAAAACTAATAAAGAACTAATGGAAATAGCTAAAGAGCTTGGCATTAAAAATACTGCTAAGATGAATAAAGCTAGATTATTAGAAGTTATTAGTGACCCAACATCTGAAAATACAGAAACAAAACCTCTAGTAAACCCAAACGACCCTATTGATACACATCAAAACGAAGGGTATAAAAGACCTTCAGTCACAAACGTTCAACAAGTTCATACAAAGGAGCAATTCAAGGCTTTAATGGAAGGATATAAAAAACAACATCCAGAAAAATATAAGATTAAAAAGTCGTCTGGTGAGTTTGAAAGAAAATTAAAGGAGTGTATATAATATGAAGAAAAAATTAACAACTAAACAATTTGTTCTAATCGGAGTATTATCATTAGCTCTTATCGGTGGGGTTTCCATCGCAAGTGCTAACCTCTCCTTTATGGACAGAATTGCAGACAAAGCAGGTGAGATATTAGGATTATCTTTATCAGACAAAATTGATATTCCAGTAGAAGATACACTTGCTGGTTCAGGAGGAACGTTCCAGACAGATTGGTATAAGATAGGTAATAGAGTAACTTGGATTAAAAGCGGTCAATTTTCAGACGCCACAACAACTCTATTCTCATTCTTAAACCCAGTTGACCAAGATAAAGCAACCTCAACTAGTGATGTAACTTACAACAATGCAACTCATTGGGTATCTACTTCAACAGCAGTATCAATTAACCTTGATATTACAGGAGTATCTACTTCAAGTGCAGTTATTATTTGTGGAGGAGCATCAGACCAATATTCAACACCAACTTATGAGTTATTTAATTTAACACTCGCAACTTCAACGTTGGGTGTTTATAACAATAACCAAACCACAACCACAGATGGTATTGGTGTAGTTGGAACTGGTTCAGCAACGCAGATTTTATTAACTCACGATTACGATTACTTCAACTGTGTAGCAACTAATGTTGGAGATGCAGATGATTTAGAAGGATTTACAAATCCTGCAAACACATTCAACGGATATTGGAGCGTAGAAGTAATGAAGAACTTACAGTAATTGATTATTCCCTTTGCCCCATTTTCCTTGTAAGGGGCAAAGATGAGCAATTTTAATTAACAAAAAAAACTTATGCAGCTTTATAATCCAATAACAAAAGATAGTATAATTTCCGAGGTTTGGCGAATTTGTGGAGCAAACGAAAATAACTACACAATCAGAGATATAATAGCCAGAGTTAATTCAGCTTTGGACAGATATTTACATCTCGCCTTTCCAGCAGATGCCAGATGGAACTTTGACGACATAAACAAAACATCACCACCAATTGGTACTCAAAGTATAGTATCAGGAACTAACCGATATAAGTTAAGTGCTTTTACCGAAACCCTTTTAAGTTTAATACGACTTGAAATACTTGACAGTGCTGGAGCTGGACTATTTTTAATCCCAGAAAAGATGGACGACTTAGGTAAGATTTATTCAGGAAACACAAGCGGAAGAGTGGGCGGAATAAGCTCAAATACCTTTCAAGAGTTATATGTAAACGCCTCATCAGGCACACCAACTCACTATATTAAATATGGTGATTTTATTTATCTACGACCAAACCCAGATTATAGCGAAACAGACGGACTTCTCGCATATTTTAATAGACCAGCAAGTAAGTTTGAATTTTTGGCTGCTACTATAAGTAATGCCAGCCCAGGCGTATTAACTGACGTTGCCCACGGATTATTAGCTGACGATACGATTATGCTTGAAACTGACGGAGGACTTCCAACGGGATTAGCGGTAGATACGGTATATTACGTTAAAGAAGTATTAACAGCAAATACTCTTACATTGGCGGCTACATTGGGCGGAACAGTAATCAACACCTCATCGGCTGGTTCAGGCATTCACTATTATGTAAAAACAAGCAAAACTCCAGGAATACCAGTAATTCATCACTCCTATTTAGCACAATACGCTTCACTTCCTTATTTAATAGAAAAGAATTTAGACCAAATGAGAACAATAGCTTCACAAATAGCGATAGGCGAAGAAGCAATTCAAGAATATTTTGCGACAAGAGATAAAGATACAAAACCAAGATTAGAAATTAGACAACAAGATAACAAATGAAAAAAGAACAAAAACCATTAGTTATAAGCAACCCTCAAATAGGAATAGGACCAAGTCCACATCTTGGATATGCTGATATGCGGAATATGGACATTTCAAGTATCCCAGGCATAGCAAAACTTAATAATGCTATGGACTTAAAATCAAGCACAACTGTAGTTGGAACTCCACAATGGATGGTTAGAAATCCAGCAACACCAGCAGAGGTTTATGCTTTAGATAGTGGGGGTAAAGTTTATAAGTCAGATGACAGCGGAGCAAGTTGGGCTTTAATGACGGGATTTACCTCTGGAGGACACGGCAACGGATTAGTTATTTTTAAAAACTATTTAATAGTAGCTCGGGATGCTTTTTTAGATATATGCGGAGATGGTTCAGCGACAGGAATAACCAACGCTAACTGGTCTAACTCTTGGCAAGCGATTGATTCTGATTTATTATGGCATCCGATGATTATTTCAAAAAATGACGGCAAAATGTATGGTGGAGCAGGTAAGTATGTATTCTCATTAGAAGAGGTTGCTGGACAAACATTTGCTCCAGGAACAGGAGCGACTTTTACATATACACAAAAAGCATTAGATTTACCATCAAGATACAGGATTAAATGTTTAGATGAATTGGGAAATAACCTGATGTGCGGAACTTGGCAAGGAGCAACTACTCCAGCCAGAATAGCTGAAATTTATCCTTGGGATAGAAGTTCAACATCTTTTGGACAACCAATAGTAATGGAAGAAAATGGAGTCCACGCTATCAAAAACATTAACCAAACATTATTCATTTTAGCAGGAACAGAAGGTAGAATTTATAGTTCTCAGGGACTTATTGCTAACCTTATCGGACAGATACCTAGGAGCATTGTAGATACTGGCGGGAGTATTCCATTGACTTACTTCCCTGGAGCTATTGCTAATTTCAAGAGCAAGTTATTCTTCGGATTAGGTTCATCTTCAGTGATTGACGGAATGGGAACTTGGAGCTTACTTCAAACAAGCAAAGGGAATATACTCAATTTAGAACACGGTATTAGTTCAGGTAATTGGGGAGTATCAGCAGCAATTCAGATTGGAGCAATACTTCCAATGGATACCGATAAGTTATTGGTAGGATTTAAAGACACGACTTATGGAATTGATTTAACAAACACAGCAACATTTTATACAAGTTATGCTGGTTATATTATTAGCCCATTTTATAATGTAGGAACAAATCTTAAACCAAGACAATTTTCACAATTAGAGTTTCAACTAGCTAGACTATTAAGAACTGGTGAGGGAATTAAGATAGAATATAGAACAAATTTAACAGCTTCATTCACAGAAATTGGAACTTATATTTTTTCAGGAACTGTAACATCAACAGTTGAGATAATAAAAGCAGTTCTATCCCATAATGTTACAGCGAATATCCCAGCAAGTGAGTTTATACAAATAAAAATTAGTCCCACGGGTTCAGGAACAACTCCAGAGTGGAGAACATTAACTTTAAAATGATAGAACCAAATATATTACAACCAAACTTAATACCTATAGAATTGGAAGATATAAACATTCAAGGGGGAATGGATATTTCAGCAACACCATTGGCTAATACTCCAATTACCACAACACCATCAAATATAGTTGTTTCTCCTAATGGTTCAGTAATCAATTTAGGTTCTTTACAATCAACAAACTTCAAGGTTGGAACGACTGGCTGGAAATTAGGAGCAGACGGCATTATCAGAGCAGTCGGGGTTATTCTATCGGGAGATATTAAAGCAACAACAGGAAAGATTGGAGCCTTTACAATCAATGCCACAAGTATCTACACAGGCACAGAAGACCATTCAGGATATACAGCTAATGCAGGAGACTTAACAATTTATTCCAATGGCACAGACGCTTCAATTCACGCAAAGAACTTTTACATAGATACATTGGGAGCAATAACAGCTACTGGAGTTACTCTAACAGGAGCTTTAACCACAGGAGCAGGTTCAGCAATAGATGGACAATATATAGGAGCTTTAAGTATTGTAGCGGGAAGTATTGCTAATAACACAATAACATCTGGACAAATAGCTGCCCTTACAATTACCGCTTCAGAAATAGCCAATAATACAATAACAGCAGGACAGATAACAGCTTCAACGATAACAACTTCAGAGATTTCAGGCACAGCAGGGATAGTAGGAGGACAGATAGCCAACCTAACTATCGCCGCAGGTAACATAACTAATCTTACAATCACAGCAGCACAGATAGCAAACGCGACTATTACTGGTGGTAAGGTTGTCCAGAATACCATTACAGGTGGAGCAACAGGAAATATCGCTTTAACAAGTATCGTAGCTGGAAACATAGCAGCCGCAACTATCACTGGAACACAGATAGCCGCAACGACCATAGCAGCTGGTAATATCGCAGCCAATACGATTACAGCAGACCAAATAGCCACTGGAACGATTACAGCAACGCAAATTACAGGAACTTCTTTATCAGCTATTTACGCAGATTTAGGAACAATCACAGCGGGAAATATAACATTAGATAGTTCTGGATTTATTAAAGGAGGACAGACAGCATATAATACAGGAACAGGGTTCTTTTTAGGATATGATACAGATGCTTATAAGTTTTCAGTTGGCGACCCATCTGGAAAATATCTTGCTTGGGATGGTTCTGGTGATTTTATTGTTAATGGAATTGCTTTGGCAGAAGATGTTGAATCTGCCGCTGGTGATTTATTAGTTGTTTCTTCTGATTCAGCAACATCAACATTTTCACAATCTTATGTAAAATTAAAAGAAATTTCTATAGCTAAAAAAGGTTCATTGAGAATTAAATTTAATTTATATTATACTCCAACTGTAGGATATGCGGTTTATGGTAGAATTTATAAAAATGGAGTAGCAGTCGGAACTGAACGTTCAAATTCTTCGGCAAGTCCAGGAATCCAATATTCAGAAGATATTGATGATTTTGAAAAAGGAGATTTAGTCCAAATTTATGCACATACAAGTAGTATATATACACAATCGGGAGTTAATAATTTTAGAATATATTCTGATGCTTATGAAGTAAGCACAGCAATATTATAAAACTATGAACATAAACATAACAATCAAAAAACAAAATTTAATAAAAAAAATATCAGGCAAAGAAGCTCAAGAAGTCGTTCAGAAAGTAATTAACGATTGGTTCGCTAATTTAATAAATAATAAATATCAATCTAAAAAAACATTAACTCAAAAAGTTGATGAATTAAATAAGGAATAAAATTATGGCATTTAATTCTAGTTATTACACATCAAAACAGCAAAAGCTTCAACAGAAACTGGCTAAAATAAAAGACCAATATGTGGTGGACTCTCTTAACTTAGCTCAGAGATTAAGCAGTGAAATACAAGAGATACAGACTGAAAATCAAGAGATTAGCAAAATAATTGAAGAAAATAAACCAGCGGAGAAACCAATAAAGAAAGGCAAATAAAATGGCATTAAAAACACCAAGCGGTATGTCTGAAGAAGACGCAATCGCTTTATCACGACAACAACAAGAACAATTAAGAGCTAATATGCCAAAAGAAAATGAATTGGTTAAACTTTCTATTGGCGAAGGAGCTTATAAATATGGAGTTCAGCAAGGGAACACCATCAACTGGCTTGATACAGGTCAATTTATGCCTCCTCTTACTGGCGGTCCAAGAGGAGAAAGGGATTGGCAAGGCAGAACTATCGGCTCTTGGATTACGGGTGGAACGGCTGGTATTCTTGGTCAATTAGGAAGTCCATCTGCCAGAGAAATAAACGTAGCTGATTATAATTCTCTAAACTTTAGCGAAAAAAATATCGCTTCAAGTCAATTTCTTGAAATGGCGAAAGCTGGACAAGCAATTGGAGCACCAATAACTCCAATATCACCAGTAGTCCCCGATAAATTAACGCCTGAGAGTTCCATATCAGGCATACAGAGCGTGTTTGGAGCTGGTTGGCAACCATCACCTGCCTTTACCCCAGAACTTCAAGCACAAGGCATATTTGGAGCTGTAAGGATAGCTGGAACTAACGAGGTTTATACGATAGGACCAGGCGGAAGAAAAGAAACTGCCGAAAGTTTTTTACAAAGATTTGGAACAGCAGAACAAGAGGGAATAGTAGGAGAGATTAGTAAGGAACAAGCCCTTAAATTAGGAGTAACTGATACGGGTCAAACTCCAGTAGCCCCTCCAGGAGCAATCACTCCAGAGGATATGGAAACAACAGAACAAATAGACCTTACTGGAACAGGTGAAACAACCAATGAATATACAGCCGATACAACAAATGCTGGTATTAACAAAAACGTTGAAACATATAACGCTAGTAAGTCAGATAGAGAAAAGGAACTAGAAACAGAAGTTGGCGACATAACAACTGAAATGAAAAGTTTACTTGAAGAAGCAGATGAAGGAAGGGGAGCAGCTCAGTTAACAGCCGAAGAAAAAGAGGAAGTCAAAGCAAAACAACAAGCAACAGATGACGCTTATGCCGAATTAGAAGCAAAAGAAGCAGAAATAGGAACATTAACTGCTACTTATCAATTAAAAAATCAAGTCATTGAGGGTAAACCAATCACAATGGGTTCTATTCAGGGACAACAGGCACAAGAATACAAGATGTATTTAGCACAAAAAAACCTTTTAACTTCACAGGCATCTTCATTACAAGCCAAAGCATTCGCATTAGAAGGAAAATTAAACCGAGCACAAGATGCTGCTGACCGTAGCGTAGATTTGAAATATGCAGATATACAACAAAGATTTAACAACCAAGTAGCTCTATATGATATAGCCAAAGGTGAATTAACCGAAGAACAAAACATACGATTAGCATCTCTTGAACAATATACAAACCAACAACAAACTATTCTTGATTATCAAATAGATGAAGAAAAAGCATTAAACAAAGAAAAACTTGATTTAATTGGGAAATATTTATTAACCAATGTTGGTTTAGGCAACACACTACAAGAAATAAACGCAGCAGCTCAAGGAACAGCTATTTATAGACAACAGACCAGATTGGCTGGTGGCGGAGGTGGTGGAGGAACAGAACCCGAGCCAGATATTACTGAACCAACAATAGAACCATCTTTAACAGCAGCACAAGTAAGAGATATTAAGTATTTACCAGACCCACCTCAATGGTTTAGACAGAAATGGGAAAAGAAACTCGGTTGGAGAATACCACAACCATATCCAACACGCATACAAGAAGAATGGGATAGATTAAGAACAGAACAAGGTGGTGGAGAAGATGAATTAAACCAGTTAATTAATAAATATATAAATGGCTAATTTTTTCCAAAATATTTTAAAGAAAAAATCAAATATATTTTCAGATATAATTGCAGTAGCTAAACAATTTCCGTCTGCCCTGAAAGAAACTGTCGCAGAATATAAATGGCTACCAGAGGGAGCAAGACCAATCGCTAAAAAAGTTGGTGGATTTTTAGAACCAGAAACAGAAGAAGAAAAATTAACTATGATGGCTATTGGAGCGACTGGAGGATTGACAAGGGTTGGGACAAAAGCTGCTACAAAAGTAATCCAGAAAATAGACCCAGTTCAAAGGGTAGTAAATGTTTTAAAAAGGGCAAAACCAATAAGAGCAGAACAGGAAGCACTTTACACAAAAGCAAGGGGAATTAAGCTAGCTAAATCGCTTGGCGTTGCTAAAAAGACAACTGGAGAAGCTGGTTTCTTTGCTGAAAAAGGAGCATTAAAAGGAAAACTTCCAAAAGCACAATTTGAAACAATTAGAAAAGAAATAGGACAACCAGATATTGATGCTTTATTTAATCAAGTGAAGGAAAGTCCAAAATTAAGTGAATGGGAAAAACTACCAGCAAGAGAAGGTCTTTCTAAAATCTTTGGTGAAACAGGCGGGAATGTTCCTACTAAAAATGAAATATCTTTATTAAAAGAAGTTTTTGGTGAAGATTTTAGAAAAGTTATTTTAAACAAAAGGTCATTGCTACAGAAAATAACAGAAGCTGGGCTTCAACTTGCCAATGTTCCTCGTTCAATAATGGCTTCATTTGATTTATCAGCTCCATTAAGACAGGGTATATTCTTTATTGGAAAACCAAAAAAGTTTTTCTCTTCTTTCGCAAAGCAATTTAAAACTTTTGCTAGTGAAAAAGCATACAAGGCATTGAATGATGAAATTGTCAGTCGTCCTACATATAGAATAATGAGAGATAATAAACTTGCAATTACAGAATTGGGACAAGCAATGACAACAAGAGAAGAAGCATTTATGTCTAACTGGGCAGAGAAAATACCATTAGCTGGAAGAGTTGTTAGGGCTTCTGGGAGAGCATATACTGGATTTTTAAATAAACTAAGAGCTGATGTTTTTGATGATTTTATAAGACAAGGCGAGAAGTTAGGGATAAAAGACCCAAAGTTTCTAAAGAGTGCAGCAAGTTTTGTTAATCACGCTACAGGCAGGGGTTCGCTTGGTGGTCTTGAAAAAGTGGCAGTTCCATTGAATACTTTTTTCTTTTCTCCACGACTAATAACATCAAGACTAAACCTAATCAATCCACTCTATTATACAAAATTACACCCAACAGTTAGAAAAGAAGCTATTAAATCTTTATTTACTTTCGCAGGAATTGCTGGAACAGTTGGTGGATTACTTAAAATGGGAGGGGCAGAGGTAGAAATTGACCCAAGAAACGCTGACTTTATGAAACCAAAGTTTGGCAATACAAGATATGACATTTTAGGTGGATTTCAGCAACCAATTAGATTAGCAGCACAATTAATTAGCGGAAAGATAATTAGTTCAACTACTGGAAAAACAATTACTCTTGGAGAAGGATATAAGCCATTAACAAGAGCTGGTATTGTTGGAAGGTATCTCTCATACAAAGAAGCTCCTTTAATCTCTTTTGCTCATTCACTACTTAAAGGACAAACAGCTATTGGCGAAAAGGTAGATATCCCAACAGAAATAGTAAATAGGTTTGTTCCAATGGTTACGCAAGATATGATAGACCTCTACAAAGAAGAAGGTATAACTGGAATACCAATGGCACTTCCTGCTATATTCGGAGTTGGAGTTCAAAGTTATGGTGGAGTTGAAAGCTATAATTTAAAAGGGAAAGAATATCCAAAGTTAAACGAAGAATTAAACAGATTAAAAACAACGATAGGATTTCCAAGCACATCTGCATTTGGAACAGAATTAAGCAATAAAGAATATAAAAAATTAAGAGAGATTTCTGGGACATTAATTGCTGATATTTTAACTGGAGTTATATCAGAACCAAGTTATGTTGAATTAACTGACTATCAAAAAAAACAACTTATAAATAAAGTTGTTGATAAAATAAAAACAAAAGCAAAGGGTAAATTATTTCCAAAAAAAGATATTAAAAATAAAATAAAGAAACGAATAATTGAAAGAGGAATAGATGAAGAAGAAGCTGAAAGAATATCTGATGAGATTTTAGCCAACGAGTTTTAATAGATTTTACCAGATACTCGGATAATAAAGATTACAGCAATGGCAGATAGAAGCATTCCCCATATTCCAGTTTCGCATAAAGTAGCTAAGGTGAAAATCACAAGAGCAATAATAACTATTTCAGAAAGCGAAGGTATTTTTTTAAAAAGTTTCATATATGTTTAAGTTAATTAAAAATTTTATAGATTATAACTCATAGTTCTTTCTACTCTTAGTGAAACGTTCCTGTATGCTACCCCCTTAGTAGGAAAGGAAACGCAACCAAAGCCTATTGCTCGGTCTTGCTGAAGTTCTAGAAACCCATTGTATCTTGGTAGAACTTAGAACTGACTGTAAATGAGATAGCTTTTGACCCCCTCATTCCTACTTCTTAATCGCCCAATTCACTATTCAGCTTAACGATTAAGCAATACAGATAATAACATTCTGCTATGCTATGCTACCCCTTGAGTTATCAGAGGTATCCGCACGGTAATCATCTACTTATGTCGGCATCCAGCGGAGGATTGATGAATTAGCCTATAGCCTATCCGCCAGTTAAACGATAAATCCCCAGAAGTCGATAAACAAACTGGGGAAGTATCGACTTTTTAATCAAATTGTAATTTAATACTATCAGAAAAAATAAACCTTGTCAAGCTTTTTTAGACAAGTAAATAATGGCTTAACAAAGCCACAAATAATATGCCAATCAACAAAGAAAATATAAGCAAGATAAAAAACTTCTTAGCTGCTACTGATGCCAAGAGCTTGGAAAAAATGAAACAACTTTTAACCTTTGTAGATGAGGATGTTTTGAGTCGTAAAGAATTTACAGAAAACTTTGCCAAGGTCTTGAAGTTCCTTACGGGTCTTAAAGAAAAGAACCAAGGAGAGTTCACAAACCTAAATAAGAATATGTCCGACTTATCTAAAAAGATAAAAGGAGATAATCTTAGCGACCTCACAATCACTAAGAGTGAAATCAACAAACTATTCTCTGGCTTATCAGACAAACTCGGAAAGTTAGTAGATGACAAGATTGCTTCTGTGAGAGATGGATTTGACGGAAAGGACGCTGATGAAGAGAGAGTATCCATAATAGCCTCTGAGAGGGCGTTAGAGAGCGTTACGCCACTTATCCCTACCACAAAGGGTATAAAGCGTGATATACTTAAAATGGGTAAATTACTGCGAAAGGCTCTTAAAAAGAAATTAAAGATTTCAGATATTATAGGTCTTAAAGAAGCATTAAAGAAACAGGGTGTTCACTCATTATCTGGTGGAAGCGGAGGAATAGGGGGAAGCATAAGATATTATGATTTATCGGCAAGTTTAGATGGAAGCACACGAACATTTACACTTCCTGCTTTCGCAAGAGTAGTTGATGTCAAATTATCTTCTGTTCCAGTTATGAGAGAGGATACCGACTATACAATTAATGGCTCAACTTTCCAAATAACTTTCACTTCAGAAATATCTGATAACGATATTTCATCTGGTCAAAGTTGTTGGATTTTATATAGTCAGATGTAATTAAAAACTTATGAAAAAATATATCTTAATAGTAATTATAGGGTTAGTAATAGCAGGTGGTGTATCAGCAAGTTGGTGGTCTGATTTTTTTGGAACAGAAGAATTAGGAAAAGCATCAACTATTTACCAACCAAACATTCTTCCAGAAGCCGACTCTACTTACGATTTAGGTTCTAGTGCTGTTCGTTGGGCAAATATATATGGAGATACATTCTATGGAGATGGAAGCAACCTAACTGGCGTATCTGGAAGTGGGATAGAAAACCTAAACTCTGAAACTCTCGGCTCAATAGGAGATGTATCAACTTCAACTTTAGGATATGGACATTTGATTATGTGGAATGGAAGCACTTGGCAAGATACCGCCACTTCTTCATTAGGAATTAGCGGAACAGCAGGAAACTGGGCTACTTCTTCATCAGATTACTGGTTAACAATTCAAGACACAGCCGACTTAACCGAAGGAACTAATCTCTACTATACTCAAGCAAGAGTATGGGACGACACTTGGGCTTCAACAACCTTAGATACTCTTTTAACTAATTCACAAACCGCTTATGCTTGGGGTGACCACGGCATCGCAGGATACGCCTCCTCAACTGGAATGTATGCTAAGTATGGAACATTAGCTGATTTACAGTTAGCAGTTTCAGATGACTTTCACAATTTAGGCGGAACAGACGCCAACACGACTTATACAGCTGGGACAAATATCACTTTAACGGGAACTCAATTTGATGTAGATGACGCTTTTCTAAAGAATAACGCTTCTGATACGACAACTGGAGGAATTACGATGTTAAGCGGAACGACTACAAGCTCATTTTATATTGGCAACGACCTCACAGTATCGGGCGACACCACAATAGTAGATTTATATTTAACCAATGAAATAGTTTCAGGATATACAACCACAACATTAGGACTATTCACTCAAGCAAATGGACATATAGGAGGTAATTTAACCGTAGATGGCACAGGACACGATAGCTTTTCGGACTTTGTAGCCAACGAACATTTAGATTGGACAGCTTCAGTAGGAACTATCCACTCAGATAACTACACAAATACTACTTATACAGCAGGGGACTTTGCTCATAATTCTTTAAGTGGATTAAACGATGGGGACAGTTATGAACATTTAACAGCTACACAAGTCGCAGCATTACACGCTGAAAGTCATAATATCGCTTCACATTCTGACACCACGGCAACTGGGGCAGAGTTAGATGATTTAACAGACAACTCAATGGTTGATACTTTGCACAGACATAGTGAATTAAGTGCTTCAGATGGGACTCCTGACAGGGCTTTGGTAGTTAATGCTTCTGGGTACGTCGGCATCGGGACGACGACGCCAAATACGCTTATGGTCTTGCATGACGATTTTGGTTCAGGAATTTATGGAGATATTCTTACCTTACAAGAAAATACTGGTAATTCAGGTGCGGGAACAGGGATAAGATTTAGAACAGGCATTACTTCAGGTGGTGTTACGGTGGCAAGAATAAAAGGACTTGATGTAGGTGGTTATGATGGAGCATTAATTTTTGAAGTTGGAAATAATTCAGGTTATTCAGATGCAACAACGGAAATGATGCGTATTACAAACGACGGCAACGTCGGCATCGGAACGACGACAATAAATAGTAGGTTATCCATTCAAGGTGGAGGAAATGATATTCTAAACTTATTTGGAGGTACAGGAACTGAAATGGTCACGGTATTAAATGACGGCAACGTCGGCATAGGGACGGCGAGTCCTGGGTACAAATTGGAAGTGGTTGGGGGTACTCGTATATTAATAGATGCTTCGGCTCTCGAACTTACGAATACTACGGTAGGCTCTCAAGATTACATATCATTTACTGGAGATAATCGTTATTATTATCTTGGGAAAGAAAGTTCTGCTGGAGGAACTATTTTTGGAGGGACATCAGCATACGCAATGGTTATGGGTATGTATTATGCAAATTCGATACAATTTGCTACAGATAATGTGGTTAAGGTTACAATAGACGGAACAGGCAACGTCGGCATTGGGGATACGACTCCAAGTCAGAAATTAGATGTTGCTGGAAATGTTAGAGCAGATGATTACTTAGAATATTCAAGACCAATCCCTAAAGGAGAAGCATTGCCTATAATTATGAATATGAAAAACAAAGAAGACGGGACATTAGACCATAAAAGTTTTCCCTCATTTACTTCAAAAGAAATAGAAATTTCAGAAGTAAAAGATAAAGAAGGAAAAGTTGTAAAAGAAGCAAAAATAATAACCAAAGAGAGTGTTTCACTATCAAGTCAGATTAAGTATCTGATTAAGGGTATGCAAGAACAACAAGAAACAATAGAAGAGTTAAAGATAAGAATAGAAGAGCTTGAAAGTTCTAAAAAAGTTATGGGAGTTGGAGATAGCTGTTCACCTTGCGAAGATTTGAATTGGCGGCAGGAGTTTATAAATTGGATTAAGAGTTATCCACTTGACAATTGAATAAATTTTTGCTAAACTATTAACAAATAACCTTGCGACATAAAACCCGATTTGTTTAATAGTTACTCGCAAGGTTCTATTAAGCCAGTCGGGTTTTGTGTTTAGCCAAACAAATGAATAATACATTTGCAGAGTTCAGGAAATATCTTTTAGTTTCTAAAGGTGTTTCAGACGTAACCATTCAGGGCTACGTGGGCAGTATCAAGCCAATGTTCAGAAGAATGAAAACTCACTACCCTATTTATCCGACACACGAACAGATAACCGACTACATAGCGTGGATGTATGACCAAGAATACTCATATCATTATATCGTAAATACAAGCCTAGCGATAGAATGGTGGACAAAGTTTCACGGATATCCAATAAAGTTAGGCAGACCACGAAAGCCAAGAACAATAATAAAAGATGTTTTAAGTGAAGCAGAGATAACCAGAATGATAGCCATAACCAAGAATATCCGAGAGAAAGCAATAATAACCTTACTGGCTTACAGCGGGATACGAAACAAAGAACTATGCGGATTAAGAGTATGTGATATAAACTTAGGTGATAATATGATTAGAGTGTTATCTGGAAAAGGTAGTAGAGATAGACTTATCCACATATCAGGTGATTGCTCAAGAGTAATGCTTGAATATCTAAACCAATATCAAAGAACACCAGAAGATTATTTATTCACAACATTAGTTAGAAATGAAAAATATTCAAGTTGGGCATTAAGAAAGTTAATGAAAGTTTTATCAAATAGAGCAGACATTAGAAAAAGAGTTTATCCGCATTTATTAAGACATAGTTTAGCAGTTAATTTATTAAGGAGAGGATGTAATCTGGTATTGATACAAAGACAATTAGGACACGCTTATATCAGTTCAACAGAAATCTATATAGCGTCATTTCCTCAAAGAGTTCAGTCACAATATCACTTATTTATACCATCATATTTATGAAACATATAATCACAATCATAGTAATCGCAATAGCAATAATCGGATTAGTAATTTGGTTTGCTAATAATCATTACGAGAAAATGCTTGACCCAAATAATGTTTATAGTGGAGATTTAATAAAGCCCGTAATATGCGAGGTATGCGAAGAGTGTCAGGTATGTGGGAAAATCACAGCAGATAGGATTATAAGCGACAACCCAGCAATAGACCTTCCAGATGGTCTAATAAGGTTTAAATATAAAGGACAAGAATATACAAAGGAAGGTTTAGATGAAGCAAAAATAATAATAGATGCAAAATAATGATTAAAATAGCAATACTATCAATAATAATACTTATGCCATTAACTTGGTATGTAGCTTATAAACAATGGAAGATGACAAAATAAAATATCACGCCTTTATAATAGTATTCATAGCATACTTATTATTTGGGACAAGTATATAAAGAAAGGAAATTTATGGATATAGGACAACTCGCAGAACTCGGTGGAACTGGTTTAATCGCCTTAGTTCTCTACTTAATAGTAAAAATGTTTATCAAATATCTTGAAAAAAGAGATGATAGTTTTGGAACTGTAATATCCAACCATATGAACCACAATACAGAAGCACTAACTAGACTTTTGGAATATCTTAAGAATGGGAAAAAGTAAGCTGTTAGTAACTTTACTATTGACAA